CAAAGGTAGCTAAAGTTCCTGTGAAGACCGAAGCTATGAAAGTTGGATCCAGCTTTTGTTCTGGTATGTTAAATGCTGCTGGCAACTTAACGTATGCCAAGGTTAAAATTCCTGCGGACCACACAAGAACAGAAAGTCTTACAATTGTGGATAGAAATGCAAGTTGCTCATCCTTATCGTCAACACTCTCTTTAATTTTTGCCAAAATGTTTTTTGGTTTTTCTTCAGGTTTTGATTTAACTTCTGGTTTTTTATCTACCATTTTTCAATACTAGAACGCACTCTTATTTAGCAAAATAAGTTTTATAATATTTCACTAATCCAGAAGTGGTTTTAAACTTACTTGTCCACTCATCTGCACACTCATAGATGGCACGATTGTCATCAAAATTCTTAAGTAAAATACTTAAAGTTTGTTGTCTAAGTTTCATTTGTTCATCATTAAACATATTCACTTCCTTCTCCAATGTAGGTGAGTGAAAAGATATCAAGTTCCTCCGATTCAGGTTCAAACCACTCTTCAAATTCACTATGAATTGAACAGGCATTACCAACGGATTCTACATCATAGGTTTCACATAATACTTGTATACGATGGAGTGCCCAATCATGACTTATTTTTAATGTTTGATTGAAATTGTCCATAGTCTTTCCGCATGTAGCGTCCTAGAATGTTACTATTATAATATAAAGGTCTGCCATCGTCAAGAGCCTCACTTAAAACATTATTTAAAAACAATTGTTTTGTCTCTTCAAAGTTAACAAAACCTTTTGTTTCATGTAAACTTAATATTTGTCTTTTATAATCTAACTTACCATACTTCTTTATATCTTCTTTCAACTCTGGGCAACTGCCGTAATATTTTTTCCAATCACTTTCGGACGTAACTCTTCTCTTCGATCCTGTTCTTGGTTTTCTCTTTTGCCAAAAATATTTCCTACCTATGTATCTTCTTCCTGTGGTCTGACCCGTTATCAAATAAACAAACCCATAATAATCTTTAATTAGATCACCATCAAATATTTCATTTTTATAAATCCAAGGATTTTCATACTGACTCATACTTTTCTGTAATTGCAATTAAAGTATCTAGCGGAATCCAAGCAGGATCTTCATTATCTACTTTAACTTCAACTTCAGTAAATTCTTTTTGATAAAATTTACTATAAGATTGACGTGTATTTTTTACAAAATTAAATGGATTAGTCAAGGTTTTCATCATCATTAAGTTTATTTATAATTTGATCATGACTAGCAGCTGCATCTATGATAGCATCTTTGCTTAATTCAAGATCATCATTCGTTGGATTTAATCTATCCAGAAAATCGTTATCTGGTGTAAAGATAACAGGACCTTCCTTTATTCTTTCCTTGAGTTCTTCAAGGATGTCTTTATCTTCCATAATAATTTTATTTAAAGTTTGAAACCACTAAATGTGTCCTTTTTCACATCTTGTTTGATTCCTCCCACTATATATGACTCTACTTCTGTCTCTTGTGGTGCCACTTGTAATCCTTTTGAGGATATCCAATGCTGTGTCCAAGGCAATGGATTGTTTCTTGCTGGAATGTCATATACAGGTTTTAGACCAATCGATTTCATTCTCTTATTAGCAATCCATTCAACATATTGATGAAGTAATTTGTCATTAAGACCTATCATACTACCATCCTTAAATAGATACTCTGCCCATACTTTCTCTTCATTCACACAACGGTCAAACATACCATATGTCCACTGCTCTTCTTCCTTCACAATCTCCTTCATCTCAGGATCATCACCCTTTCTCCAATTATTGATGATGTTTTGAGTTATTGCCAGATGCTGGTTCTCATCTCTTGCAATAAGTGATATGATTTTCGCAGATCCTTCCATGAGTTTAAGCTCACCAAAAGCAAAACTACAAGCGAAAGATACATAAAAGCGGATACCTTCCAAAATGTTGACATTAGCGACTGCCCTGTATAAGTGTCTTTTTAAATCTTTACGTGTCCAGACTGATGTTGGTGATGATTTCCATCCATCTTCCCACATACGTCCCTGACCCCATTCCTGTGCGTAGTTGATGAATGTGTCATATGATTCTGTCACACTCGAAGCACGTTCTAGAATACGATCATCAGATAATATTTTATCAAACACTTCTGATGGGTCTGGATATACATTCTTTATTACATATGTGTAAGAACGTGAGTGTATCATCTCCATGAATGACCACACTTCCATACATGCTTCTAACTCAGGTAGAGAACAGTATGGTAAGAATGCCATACCTGGTGCACGACCCTGCACAGAGTCAAGCATTATCTGATACTTAAGATTCGAAGTATATATGTGCTTCTGTTCTGGACGTAATGATTGATAGTCACCACGATCTTTTTGTAGAGACACCTCTTCTGGTCTCCAGAAATATCCTAACTGTTGCTTAGTTAAATTCTCAAATTGATTATATTTGAAATTATCATATCTCTGAACACCTAAAGGTTTACCAAAAAACATAGGTTGTTTCTTAGTATCAACGTCTTCAGTGTTGAATACTGTCATACCTTTGACTTGTGGCATTGTACTCCTATCTGTTGATGAGATTTTAAATTGTGCAGGATTCACACTCTTCCTCCGATGTGTCTAAAATTTCGGACACTAAACCACTGAGTGAAGAAGATTCCTCTTCTACCTCATCTGTTTTAATGTCATATGTGTTCTGATAATAACTCGTCTTCCAACCATACTTATATGTAGTCAACCAATCTTGTGCCATTACTGAAACTGGAACTTCATTGTCGGGATAATGTTCTGGATTGTAACTCCAGTTACCACTGATTGCCTGATCAAAGAATTTTTGCATGACGGAAACAATATTTATGTAACCAGTGTTGCTAGGCATTTCCCACAAGAGGGTATAATTATTTTTTAAAGTTCCATATTGAGGGACAATTTGCTTAAGAGGTCCTTTCTTTGACTTCTTAGTGGACAGGTATCCTCTAGGTGGCTCGATTCCATTTGTTGCGTTTGACACAACGGAACTGCTCTCCGAAGGCATTTGTGCGGACAAAGTGCTGTTCCTGACTCCGTGTTCCAAGACAAGTGACCTAAGAGAATTCCAATCATATTTTAAATTGTTTGGCACAAGTTCATCGACATCTTTTTTATAAGTGTCTATGGGAAGTATCCCCTGTGCGTATTTAGTCCGAGAAGAATATTCGCAAGCACCCTTTTCTTTGGCAAGGTTCACCGTGGACTTAATTAGATTATATTGGAACGCTTCTGTCAAATCATGGACTAATTGCCATGCCTTTGGATCCTCATATTTGACACCCTGCTTGGCAAGGTAATGTGCTAAACCAATGTAACCAATACCGAGGGATCTTCTTGCTTTAGTAGCGATTTCTGCTGCTCTGACGGGGTATCCTTGAAAATCAATAAGTTCGTCAAGAGACCTAACACTAAGATCACAAAGACTTTCGAGATCGGATAGATCACGTATCTTACCGATATTAATAGCAGAAAGGATGCAGAGAGCAATTTCACCAGTTTCGTCATCGATATGTTGTATAGGTTTGGTTGGTAATGTGATTTCCTGACATAGATTACTCATCTCAACTTTATCAATGAATGATGAATGAGAATTACAGTGATCTATATTCATTAAATACAGTCTACCAGTTTCTGCTCTTTCTTTCAATAGGGCAAGGATGAGTTCTTGTGCTTTAATAGTTTTTCTTGGGATTCTATCGTCTGCTTCATAAGCAACATATAACTCATCAAAGGATGTAGTGCCAAAAGCATCATACAACCCAGGAACAGAATGAGGACTGAATAAACTAATGCTCTCATCGTCAATAAACCTCTGGTAAAATAATGAACTTAA